GAGATGTCGTTGGCCGTCTGGTGGACGGCGGTCTCGTCGAGCTCCGGGCGGGCCGCGTGCAGGGCCTCGTGGATGATCGAGTCGAGCGTGTCCTGCTCGCCCTGCCACGTGCCGATGCGGATCAGCCTCCCCTCGGCCTTGCCGGGGTCGATCATGTCACCGTAGTCGCGGAGGTTGGCCGCGAAGCGGAACCGCCAGTACTTGCCGCCGAGGCGTACCCGCATCTGTCCTCCTCAAACGGTCAGTTTGCGTCGATGACGTCCCACGCCAGGCGAGGATATCCCCGCGTCTTGCTGCCGTTCCCGGTCGGGGTCTGCTCCCATTTCACGTGCAGCCGCACCCACTTGGCGCGCAGGCTCGTCGGGCCGGGGCCCTTCTCGACGATCCATCCGCCGCTCCCGTCGCCCCAGTCGGCCTTGTAGGTCCCACAGCGCACAAAGTCGCAATGGCGGTTTCGGACCTCGTAGACCCCGTTTCGGGTCTCGAGGTACTCGCGGGCGATGCCGACGATGTTGGAGTGGTGGTTGTGGCCGACCGCGATCATGTCCGCGCCCTCGACCCACGAGAACATGCGCCGGCTGTCAAGGACGCCCATGGACATCGGGGCACCGCCGCCGGAGCCGTGGTGGTAGCGCAAAGTCCACGTGAGGCGGGAGTTGTTGATCGTCACCCGGACCTTCATCCACCCGCCGTAGCCGCCGGCCCCCATCTGGGAGGACGGATTCATGCTCTTGATGGCGCGCACGAGGTTGGTCGTCGGGCAGGTCTCGTGGTGCTTGAGCCAGGCGCTGTTACCCGTGATGTATGCGATCCCGTCCCGACGCACGAAGAAGTTCCCGGCGTGCGTTGTCAGGCAGTAGACGAAGCCCTCGTGCCTCGTGCGAGTGAACGATTTACGCATCACCGTCATCACCGGGCGGCGAGTGACGTTCAGGCGGTAATAGCCTTCCTCGCCACGAGGCTGCCATGACAGTGAGGCACGGAAGCCATGCGTAACGCACGCCGCCTGAAGTTGCGACAGCATGTGATGCGTTCCGTAGATAACTCGAGCCCAAGAGTCCTCGCTCGCAGGTCGACGCGATCCGTCGCCGTCAATGTACGACTCGAGGAAGATGGCGAACTGCTCGTCCGTGCATTCATGCACCCAGTTCGGGATTGACTTATCGTGACCACCGACAAGCTCCGCAAGCCATGGCGTGCGACCAATTCGGAACACGTGCTGCGGCAATGCGGTTTTGATGATGATGCCGTCGCACCTTCCTGGACGCACCTTCTCGTTCCATTCAATGCCAAGCCGAGTCAGGATGGCCCGGATCTCCTCAATCCCCTTCGGCTTTGACTGATAGACGTAAACCGATGATGTATCGGTACTGATATGCCCATCAGTCAGCACCCATGCCGCGAGCCGGATTTGGTCATCCGACCACTTGCACCCAAGAGCTGCGGACCTTGCCATGGCAGGCACGTGGACGACCGACATCTGCTCGGCGTCCTCGGCTAGCACATAACCAAGCTTCGCCGTCCTGCCATCTCCGAACGCTCTTTGCCACATGAAGTACGCCACGCGGTGATTTGGGGTCACGCGCATGGACATGCCACGTTGCCGCGCCTCAATCATGTCGCCGGAATACTCGTAGCGATGCACCTTGATCGGCTTCGCCCACGTGGTCGTGAGGTCATGCGGGTGCATTGATGCCACCTCGTCCTCAAGCGTTACATCGGCAATCGGAACCCATCCTCGTCGGGTCAGTACTTCGGACGAATTGTCCAGGCACTCGTGATTCCCCTGGCCGAGGAAGGCCCAGTGCTGCGCGTAGGGCTCGTAGCGCTCGGCGACCTCGTTGATGACTGCGTCGAAGTAGGCGGCCGCCGCGTGCGAGCTGCGGAGCTGCGACTTGCACTGCCGGCGGTCGCTCGCGCCCTGCATCAGGTCGAGGCAGTCGCCCAGATCGCAGATGATCGCGCTGCGCTCAAGCGCCTGGCGCAGGTGCTTCTGCTCGAGCTCGCGGTCGCACTTGCTATTGTCAGTGTGGGCGTCGGAGCGTAAAAGTAGCCATTGCTCCCACCCGGTCGCCGTGCTCGGGTCGCAGTCAACGATATGGACATTCCTGCCGTAGTGCGTGACCCGGAACGGGGGTGCGGCCGGCGCTTTCGCCGGCGCGGCCTTGCGCCTCGGCTGCGGCTTCTTGGTGGCCTTCGCCATGCCCTTGCACGGTAACAAGGCGTATTGCAGAAATCGGAAAAAAGTTTGAAGGTTGGCCCTTGACACGCCGATATACCCCGGAGTACCGTACCGCCGTCGATGCAGGGCGCGTTGCCCAGCCTCGGCAGCCAGAGAGGACCGACCGATGAAGATCAAGGCCACGCTCGAGGACCTGCTCACCAAGCATCCGCAGGTCGCACTACGCCATGAGAACGGGGACCTGCTGCTCGCCGCCGCTCGGGAGCTCGGCGACAGCGCGAGCCTCCGCCTGCTCCACGCCCGCGAGGCGCTCGCCTCCATCAATCCCGACTCGGAGCACGAATGGAACCTCGCCGCCGACGAAGTCGTGGCCGCCGAAGCGGCCTTCGTTCAGACGCACGCCCAGACCGAGGTGGAGCTGTGAAGGCCCCCCGCGGCGAAGTCATGCTCGCACGGATGCTTGAGCTCGTCCGTATCGCGGCATTCGACCCCACCCCCCGGCGCACGCTCGCGGCGCGCTGGGATCTGACCCCGCGCAACATCAACTACCTCAAGCGCCGTGCGGAGAGCTGGTTCGACTGCTGCATCACCCACGACCCGCACCGCGGGTACGTGCTGACGCATCCGGGCATCCTGAACGTCCACGCGCTTCGGACGAGCCGAGTCGGGGGTGCGCGATGATGCCGAACAACACCACCCCAAGCGCTCGGGCCGTAGACCCCGGCACGAGCCACGCGGCGGCCGCGTCCATGGCAACGCCGTCCCGAGGCCAGCGGGCGGCCCTGCTCGCCGTCTACCGCAGCCACCCCGGCGGCCTGACCGACGAGGAGGCCTGCGTCCTCGCCGTGATCCCCGGCGGATGGAAGCGGTGCAGCGAGCTCCGCGCCGCCGGCCTGATCCGCGAGACCGGGCGCACCCGCCCTGGGGCAAGCGGGCGCGAGCAGCGGGTCTGCGAGGCCGTCATCACGGACATCCCTGCTTCCTTGTTCCCCACCCCGAAGGGAGGCTTCCGATGGTGAGCAACCGATGGGCCGAGCCCACCATCGACGACGTCGAGTACCGCGCCGACGCGCTTCCGTTGTTCCTTGAGCGCGTGGACGTTGCGAGCAAGATGCGCGAACTGCGCTCCCATATCCACGGGATCGCGGCCCTCGTGGTCGTCGGCACCGACCCCATGCTGCACCGGATCGACGAGGGCGACGGCACGCCGGCGGTCCTGTGGTGGCGCGCCTCGTGCGTGTTCCTCGACGCAAAGCCTGGCAGCAGCATCTACACGGGGCTGCGCCTGACTTCGTGCGCCATGCACCAGGACGGCGACCTGCAGGACACGGTCCGCGAGGAGTTCGTCGACCGCTGCGTCAAGTTCGCCACCAAGCTCAAGGATTGCCCCCATGCATGACGTCAAGGACGCGGGCCGGGTCGCCATGACCCTCAAGCCCGGAGAGGCGTGCGTCCTCGTGGACGAGACTGGCCGCCGTGTGGCGGCGGTCCTGCCCAACGAGCGCCATGCGGGGAAGATGCAGATCGTAGTCTGCGCCCCGAGGTCGGTTCGCATCATCAGAGAGAAGGCGCTGCCATGACGAAGGACACCGTGGACGACATCGCTGGCCGTTTGCGCGAGGCGAGCAAGTGCATCAAGTACGACCTTGACCACATCCGGCTTCTGTCCGAGGCGTATGCGTGCATGACCCAGATGCAGCGCGAGCACTATGAGCGCCTGCAGGCCATGATCGCAGCAGGGCTGCAGCTCCGCCGGCTAACGACCGAGCTTGAGGCACTGCGCCGCGAGCTCGACGAGCTCCGCGCCATCGGGCCGGGGGCGACGCCATGAGCGAACTGTTTGCCGAGCACGCCGAACGGCATAAGCGGCTCGAGGAACTTGCTGATCGGCTGCTCTCGCAATCTTCCCTGCTCGGGCTCCACGCCTGGTACAAGTCCAGCGATGTGCTTCGCGCTGCCGCAGATGATGCGGAGGACGCGGCTCGCATCCTGCTCGGGATGGAGCCACATGAACGCTGACTACGCCATCTACCTCCTGCGCCGGCGGCGAGACGAACGCATCACCGCGGCCGAGCGCACGCCGCCGCGGCATCACGAGTTTGCGGAACACTGTCGCGCCGAGGCGCGGTTCTTTGACGGCGTCGCTGACTGCATCGAGCAGCTCCAGCGCGAGGCCGCCGAGGAACGAACGAGCCGTGTATTGGAGACGGCGGGGGCCGGGGGCGTTCTCCGGCCCCTGCCCGCCATACTGAAGGGGTTGCTATGACCGACTCACGAGACGAGCACGAGCCGTACAACTTCACGGAAAGCCCAGTCATTGCCAGCATTGATCTTGGTGATCTCGTCGCGCTTCAGGACGAGATCGTCCGCCTCACCGCCGAGCGCGACGAGGCGCGGCGGGAAATCGCTCATCGCGTGTTCGTTTCGGGCGGATTGCGCCCGGCGGAGTTTGCGAAATCGCGTGGATGGGACTGCTTCAAGGAGGACAACAAGTGAAACGGTTTATTGTTGAAGATTACCCCGATGCGGAAGCCGACCCATTCGTGCTGCTGGTGGTCGCCGCAATCAAAGCGATGAACAAGCAGCAACGGAACGAGTTGGCGCAGCACCTAGACCGCGCCGAAATGGAGGAAAACAAGTGAGCGATGACATTACCACGCGACTGCGCCGCGACTGTATGAGCCTGATCGCGGACGAAGCCGCCGACACGATTGAACGACTCCGCAAGGAGCGCGACGCGGCAAGGCGACAATGCTGCACGCAAGCGGTATCACGACCTCTGGGAAACGGCACGGTTTACAACTGCGAAGATGCCGTGAAAGAAGCAACGCGGCGGGGCTGGGACTGCTTCGGACAGGAGGACGGCAAGTGAACGACCCCGGCGACGAGCACAAGCACCGCGACATCCTCGAGCGCCTCGACCTGCTGTGGCCTGGGATGGGCGAGATGGCGAACGATGAGCGCCGCGAGGCCGCACGCGAGATCCGTGCCCTGCGCGACGAGGTACGCCGGCTGCGGGCGTTGCTGCCCGCCAAAATCTCGCGCATCCTCTACGAAGGTGAGGGGTGACATGCCGCGCAGGAGGGAGCCGGATGACACCGATATCGTCGAGCGCATCGAGTCGCTCGAGTGCCCGGACCGCCTGCACCTCGACGCACGCGACGAGATCGTGCGCCAGCGCGGGGAGATGGCGTCCATGATGCGCGACCTGCGAGCCTGCACCCAAGAGCGCCTGTTCCTCCTCAACCACAAGATGCGCCGTGATTGAGTTCCATGTCCCTGGAGCCGCCGCCCCGCAAGGCTCCAAGCGCCCTATCAAACTCCGCAACGGCCGCGTAGTCCTGCTCGAGAGCTCGGCGCGGGTCAAGCCCTACCGGGCCGTCGTTGCCCTTGCAGCGCGCCAGGCTTGGTCGGGTGCCCCGGCTGCGGGCGAGGTCACCCTCGACGTCGCCTTTACGTTCCTGCGCCCTAAAAGCCACCTGACGCGGTCGGGCGCGGTCCGAGCGGGCGCGCCGGCGGCACCGGGTCGGCCGGACCTCGACAAGCTCCTTCGGGCCGTCGGGGACGCCCTCACCGGGATCGTGTACGCGGACGATTCGCAGGTGACTGGTTTGATCGCCACCAAGGCCTACGGGACCTCGGCCGGCACCCGGATTCGCGTCTGGGCCGCAGATATCGGTTGACGGGAATGCTACCCGCCTGTATAGTCCGCATGGGGTCGGGCGCGTTGCCCGGTCCCGCATTCACGAGAGGAGACTCATATGGAACTTGCACGAATTGGTCAGGCGCAGCTTGACCCCATGACGGTGGCACAGGTGTTCAAGGCGTCGGGGATGTTCCCCGACATCCAGTCCGAGGCAGCGGCGTGCGCCAAGATCATCATCGGTCGCGGCCTCGGTTTGTCCGACTACGACGCAATGACCGGGCTGCACATCATCAAGGGCAAGGCGGTCCTGGCCGCCAACCTGATGGCGGCGTCCATTAAGCGGGCCGGGAAGTACGACTACCGCGCCACCTGCTCGGACACTGCGTGCAGCATCGTGTTCTTCGGGCGCACGATGGAGGGCAAGTGGGAGGAGATCGGCACCACCGAGTTCACGCTCGAGGATGCACGGCGGGCGCAACTCGGCGGCGACAACTGGCGCAAGTGGCCGAAGGCGATGTTGTTCGCTCGCTGCATCTCTAGCGGGTACAAGCAGCATTGCCCGGATGCGCTCGGTGCCGCTCCCGTATACGTTGAGGCACACGGCGAGACGGAGATCGTTGAGGACGCCCCGCGCAGCCGCGCTGCCCTCCCGGCCCCCGAGGTCGTGGAGGCCGCCACGATGCCCCAGGACGCGCCAGTGGCCGAGGATGCCCCGAAGCCCGTCCGCAAGCGCAAGGCCGCGCAGGAGGCCCCTGCGGCCGCCCCGGCGTCGCCCAACGACATCCCGGTGGCCAAGCCCAAGGACACCTACCCGGACGAGCTCATCGGGACCTTCCGCATCCACGGGGTCGTTCGCCGGGAGGGTCGGGCCCACGCCATTGACGCCACCGGGGAGTTCGGCCGGCTGTGGATCGCCACGACCGTGAACGAGTACGCCCGGCTCTGCGAGCAGGCCACGGACGCCGACCTCACGCTTGACGTCGCCCGCGTGGGCAACGCCATGACCATCATGCGCGTCCTGCGCTCGAAGCCCGCCGAGGAGGCCACCCATGTCTGAACCGATCCGCGACTGGCAGGCCACCGCAATTAACGCCCAGCAGGCGCTCGGCAAGCTCACCGCCGAGTTTGAGGCGGCCAAGCAGCTGCACGACGAGCGGGAGGCCATCATCACGGCCCTGCGCGCCAAGATTCAGGCCCTGCAGGACGAGAACCGCGACTTCTACCGCCGCATCCACGGCAATCCCGACGCGCTGCACGAGCGGGCGCAGCAGGGCGAGCTCCACCGACCCGAGCAGGTGTTCCGCCAGGGCGGCTGGGTCGAGCGGTAGGATCGCTAGACCATCCTCTCCCCGCCGTCGGCTCCCGCAGGAGGTTGGGACGCCGGCGGCGGGTTGTCTTTCCCGAAGGGCACGAGGCGGTTGAGCGCGGCCTGGCGCTCCTTGCACTTGCACCCCTTGGTCGGCTTGATCCCCACCGCGGCGGCGACCTTGGCCACGACGTCCCCGAGGCCACGGAGGCGCTGTGGCGGCTTGGGAGGCGTCGGGCCCTGCCGGGCTCCTCCGACCCGTACTCGAGGTGGCAAGGGCGCTGCGGGCGTCCTCGGCGCTCGGATGGCCGTCTGGGGAATCTCGTAGATCGGCGGGTCCGTGCCGTCACCCTTGCGGGCCTCGCGGCTCGGGCAGGCGTCGCAGTTCAGGGGTAGGCCTTGGGCGCATGACGGGGTCATCCCCACCACCCGCCAGCTGCGGCAGTCGGTCACCTCAATCTGCTTGCCGTTGATCGTCAGGTGCATCAGTCGATGGAGATGACGTCGCCCGAGGTCTGGCAGAAGACGGCCGTGGCCCGGAACATCCCCTGCACGCACGGGATGAGCTGGCACTCGGGGTCATCGCATCCGCAGACGTCGTAGATGAAGGGGTAGTTGTTGCAGGTGGTCTGCGGGGTGCAAAGCCCGCAGAGCTCGTTCCACCCCGGCACGAGCAGGATGCCCGTGATGGGGTCGTAGACGTTGTTCAGGGGGTAACCCGGCACCTCAAGGCAGGTCGGGACGTCGACGTTGAAGTCCGTGTCGACGCAGATGCTCTGCGTGCTGCCCTCGGGCTCGTAGACCCGCGCCATGGTGTACCGGAGCCCGGCGCTGTATTCCGCAGGCGACAGCGTGTTCACGCCGATGGACGCATTCTGGACGATGCCATACGGGGCCGGGCTGTACGGGGCGAGCTTCTGGCACGCGCAGACCCGCCAGCGCTGGCTGCGCCCGGTCAGGATCACGCTCACGGTGAAGTTCGCCACGTTGATCTGGATGCGGTCGACGAACAGGTAGTCGCCCGTGGACGACGGTGGGCGCACGTTCGGGCCGTCGCCGCAGTCAAAGCACCCCTGGCGGTTTCCAAACCAGAAGTACTGGTTCAGCCAGGTTGCGGTCACAAGCGGATTGAGCCTGTCCGTGATGCGGTCGGAGATGTCCTGCGCGTCCCCGCTGAAGACGTTGATCGTGTAGTCGCAGACCGTCAGGCAGGTCGCCGGCAGGATGCCCCACCCCGTGTTGATCGTGCAGTCGTTGATATTGGAGACCGAGACCTTCCCGAGGTACAGGGCCTCGATGGCCGCGAAGTCGGCCGGGTCGGTGATGTCCAGTCCCGCCGCCTGCGCGTAGCAGGCGCTGAAGACGATCTCGAGCGCGTCGGCGATGTAGTAGTCCCCGAAGACGTCCGTGAGCGAGTACTGGGTTTCGACGGTGTACGACTCGCTCGCGTCAACCTCGCTCGAGCACAGGCCGGGGATGCTCACGCAGGGGTCCGGGTACGGGTCGTCGTCGCAGCACTGGAGCGCGTCGAAGCAGTCCGGGCACTCGGCAAACTCCAGCACCGAATACTCGTACCACGCCGTCGACGAGATGGGCGCGAGCGGCGAGAGAATCGTGACGCCCGGCGGCGGGTCCCGCTGGTAGCAGAGGCCGACGTCCTGCTCGAGGAACTTGGACATGGAGGCGTAGGTCTCGGGGCGGTTGACGTCACACCGGAGGTTGAACGGCACCCCCCACTCGTTGTAGCAGGCGGTGGCGTTGCTTGAGACCGTCACGGGGAAGACCGTGCCGAACTGGTCCTGGTACAGGTAGCACTCGGCGATGGTGTCCTCGCACGGCGACGCCGGCGGCAGGATCACGGGGCCTTCCCCGGTCGACAGGTCCGCGATGCCGCCCGGCTCGATGTTGGCTTGGGACGGGTCGGGCCGGCAGCAGGGCTCCTCGCCCTTGGGGAACGTCGCTACGAGGATTCCGACGTTCGTCGGGACGGTCGGCGTCGGCGGCGGGCAGGGGGCCGAGTAGAAGTTCGTCAGAGTAAAGGCGCACCCCTGGTACCCGATGACATAGCAGGTGTCCGGGTCAGGCGGCAGCGGGATGCCGAGCGCCTTGAGGTACCACTCGCAGAACTCGATGCGCGTGACCCCCGACTCGCAGCACGGCTCGCAGCAGTACGAGTCGAACCAGTCCGGGCAGATATCCGCCCACCAGATGACGCCAGGGGGTTCGCAGCAGCAGGTGACGGCCGTAACCGCGCTCACGCCACCATGACGATGCAGAGGGCGATGATCAGGAAGGGCATCACTTGCGGCCGAGCTTCGAGAGGAGCCACGAGAACGGGAAGAGCTGGCCAGCGATGTAACCGCCGAGCGCCGCGGCCGCCACGGCCCAGATGCTGCCGAGGAGCGAGGAGAGGTCTGCGAGGATCATGTCTTGGGCTTCCTTTGTGCTTGAGCCTTACGGAACGCCGCGTCGAACTCGGGGTCTTGCGCCCGCATCGCCGCCACGTACTCCCGATCTCCCTCGGGCCGGGACGGGTCTAGCATATCGGCGGCGAGCTGCGCTTGGTTGACCTTCTTCCGGGGTAACCACCCGACCGCGATGCGGGCGGCCTGGCCAAGGCCGCTCTGCCAGACAAAGACCACCACCGCCACGGCGATCACGGCCGCCGCCACCCAGACGAGGGTGGACATCCACGCCGGCGTCCGGTCGGCCGTTCCCGGCAGGTCCTCGTGGATGGTTGCCGCGAGGGCGTCGATCCGCTCGGCGCGGGCCACGACCTCGGGCTGCTCGGTGGTGTTCCCAAGCACCATGAGGGCCTTGGCCTCGCTGCGGATGTCGTTCGCCGTGCCGGCAATGCGAGCCGTGGGGCTGCAGGCCGTCAAAGCAAGGCTACCGATGAGACTCAAGCTGGCGGTCAATCTTGTCCAGCCGTTCATTGATCGCTTCCTGCTGGGTCACGAGCCGCATGAGCAGACGGTCGTGGGTGAGGTATCCGCCGCCAAGGATGGTGAGCAGCGTGATTGCCACGCCGATGATGCCCGCCCAATCGCGCAGCGACAGCTTGACGATGTTGTTCCGCTCTATGGTCATGTCGTGATTTCAGGTCTTGAGGTTACTTGTGGCCTGTTCAATGATCGCCACCAAAATGGCTTTCACTTCGTCCTCTGACTTGCCCTTCGTTGAGCCAGGAGTAGTTGCGACGGTCATGCCGTCGATGACATACAGATCGTCCGACACCTGTTGAATCTCCATAATCATCCCCACGAGAACAGAGTGACCGTATAAGCACTTGCAAAGTTGTTTCGCACCTGCACGAGGCCACTATCTTGGCCGATGCAGATTTTGTTGCTGGTCGTAGCGGCGTTTCCGGTTGTTGCAATTGCCACGGCGCTTGAGCCAACAAAGTGCTGCACAAGCGTTCCCGATGCGCCGCTGAACATCGCGTTGACATCGCCCCCAAACGTAGTTCCGCTCAACAAGCGCAGTCCGCCGTTAGATGTGTATGTCCGTTGTGGGAACGTATAAACGCCCCCAGAGCCCGCTAGTGTCACGACTTGAATTGAGAACTGGCTCCCGATCTCTTCCATGGGTGACACGCCGCCAATGCGAGGAAGGAATGCCGTCGTGGTAGTGCGTACCTTCGCCGCTTCCTGACCTATTCCAATGTTGTTGAGTGCGGTGATCTTTGCCGGATACAAGGTTCCTGTGCCGGTGTTCTCCAAGTGCAGGACATCCGTGCCGCTTGTGTTGACGTTGTTGGTGCAGACGATGATGTTGTTGTCGTACACCCCACTCGATGAGTTGCACATGAATGCCGTGGCTATGTCACTCACGGCGTTGTCGGTGATCGTCATGTACAGCTTGTCGGCAGTCGCGCCTCGCAGTGCGGTATTCAGGAAATACTTGACCTGACCACCCATCACGCGGTTTCCCCTGATGACCGCAAACATCGGCTTTGCGGCTGCGCCGCTCGGCATTGCTCCCTCTGAATCATCAAGCACGTACAGAAGTTGACCCGTTGCGGTGGGCACGTTGTTGAACACCACGTTGTTTTCGATTGTGATGCTTCGGGCCCGTTGATATGTGCCAGGAACAAAAAACGAGATGCAGTTGCTCCCGGCTTGGTTTAGCGTCGCCAGTACGCTGAACGGACTCGTGGTATCTGGCGCAACGTCATAGTGCCAGACGTTGTTCACAATCGTCCCCGCCTGCACCTGAAAGTTGGCGATGCCGCCGAAACTTGCTGCTGCTGTGTTGGCGCTGGCGCACGGCTTGATGCTGAACCGAAACGAATTGTTGGCGACGATTGTCTCGTCGTTTTGGATCTTGAGAGCGCGACCTTTGCAGTTCACGAACGTGTTGTTAGTGACGGTGGCGCTTGTCGCTCTGTAGGTTGTTCCTGTAACAAGGCCTCCAAAGATGACGAGCCCATCCGTGTCTTGGTTGGATGCACTGCCAGTTGTTTCCTGGTTGAGGATGTTGGAAATCAAACACCCCGACACGTTCGTGGCCTGCGGATAAAGGCCTGATTGTTCTGTGACGACAATCGCCTGCGTACCGTTTGAGCCGGGCGTGTTCGACAACGGCTCTCGCGTGAAATCCTTTGCAATGCAATTCGTGATTGACACAAACTCATACCCACCGGCAATGTAAACACCGATGCAACCTTTGTTCCCACCTACACCCGCTGTAACAGCAAGGCCGTTTTTGAACTCACAGTTGTCTAGCTTGACGGTGGTGGTGGATGCGCCCGCAGTTCCGGTAGTGTTGTCGATCCGCAGGATTGACTGAGCCTTGGAGTTCGCGTCGAAAGTCAGACCGGAAATCTCCACGCTGAATGCCGCGCAGGTCAGATAAATCATTTGATTCACCTGCGATGCGGGGTTGGCCCTTATCGTCGCCTCATCGCCGAAGATCGTTAGTTTTCCCGTCAGCGTCTTCGTAATTTGCGTCGTTCCCGTTTGATTCATGGAATACGTGCCAGCCGGGAAGAACAACGTTTTCCCCATCGCGGCGGTAATCGCCGCGCTGATTGCAGCCGTGTCATCCGTCACCCCATCGCCGACCGCGCCGAAGTTCTTGACGCTTATAATTTCGTTCAGTCTGTTGGCGACGGTGCGCGTGACCGATCCGGGCGTGGGAGTGTAAGTCGCAAGGGTCGCGCTGGTCGCAAGCAGCGTAGAGGCCACGTGATCCCATTGGCCTCCGTTGTACTGCCATACGTCCCCGGTCGCAGGAGCCGCCGTATTGATCTGCACACCCGCAAGCCCATCGACCGTCGGTCCCGGATAGGTCCCGGCGAGGTCGCCGCTTGCAGCTCCGGTGGGCGTTCTCGCGTCGTTGAGGCGGCTGTCCGTCGCCTCTACGGGCTTGCCGACGGTCGCGCTGCCGCTTGCCGCGAAGTCACAGGACAGCGTGACGTTTGCCGTCAGGTCGCCGCCGCCCGTCAGGCCCGTGCCCGCAATGACCTGGCGCGTCAGGGGCACTCGCTGGGCGAGGTCTGTGGTGAGGTTCGCCACCTGGCTCTGGGCGAGCCCGCCGGCGGGGATCGGGTCGCTGCCGGCGCTACCGTGCGTGCCGCCGTGGCTCGTCGGCGTGCGGGCGTCTGACAGGCGGGTATCGGTCGCGCTCACGGCCTGCGTGGCGCTGCCGCCCCCGCTCGGGGCGAGGTCGACGTTCAGGGTGACGTCGGTCGACAGCGCGCCGCCACCCGTCAGGGCCGTCCCTGCGGTCACGAGGCGCGTCGTCGGGACCTTGGCCGCAAGGTCCGAAACGAGGTTCACGACCTGCGTCTGGGCAAGCGTGACCGGATCGCTCCCCCCGGAAGCGTGCGAGCTCGCGTGCAGCGCTGGGGTGCGGGCATCCGAGAGACGCGAATCGGTGGCGCGCACCAGTTGGTTCGCCGTGCCGCCCCCGTTCGGGGCAAGGTCGGCCGCAATCGTGCCTGCGCCGACGAGCGTGCCGCCAGGCGTACCGTCTGCGAGCAGGCCATTGCCGGCGGTTAACGACGACAGGCCGCCAACCGACACCACGTTGCTGTTCTGGGTGACGTCGATCTCAATATCGGCCATGTCAGGTGGCTCCTGCGAAGGTGTTGACCTGTGCGGGCCCCAACGAGGTCAGACGGTGGACGACGCTGCCGGGGAAGTGGATCTCAAAGTCGAAGCGCGCTTGGCCGAGCGGCAAGGTCGCCGTGGTGGCCGCCGGGATTGTCAGGGTGCCCTGCGTCTTGGCTACGTTCAGCACCCACATCGGGGAAACGCCCGTGGAGCTCGCCGTAAGGAAGGCCGCTGCCTCGGGTTGCGAGATAGTCAGCCGCCATTCCGTCGCTGTTGCAAGGGGCGGATACGTTGCTGGCCACGTGTTGATGGCCACCGTGGTCACGTAGGTCTCTCCCTTTGCGATGATGATCGACCATGGTTCCATGTCACTCTCCTGGCGTTTCGGCGCATTCTATGCGGACGGCATTCGGCATTGAGAACCAATACTGCGGCATGTATGGTGCCGTGGCGAGTCCCGTGTAAATGGTCGGGAAGTGTTCGACCATCTCCACGATGGTGCCGTCGGAGATCGGGAGCGCCGAGATCACGGCCACGGCCGCATAGTCACTTTGCAAGACGCCAGGCGCGACAACGTTGCCGGCATTACCCGGTCCGAGGTAGACGTTGCCTGCTTCGGCCATGTTTCGCGCCGTATTACCTGTGCGCCCATACGGAATTACTGCCACGTATTGCGTCGGGCAAGATGTCTCGTCTGGGTTCGGCTCCACCTCCTCAAAGGCGTAGAACCAGCGCCATGTCGTCCCTTCGCCTTCCGTGCATTGCGTCGCGGCAACAATCCGCGCCGGGAACACCCTTGTGTTCGGCGGCGGGACGTCGATGATCGTGGCCCCGACCAAGTTGCGATAGGCCTGTGCCTTACCCTTGGCCACAATCATCTGCGACGGGTCGTTCTCCGCGACGCCTTGCAATCCAAAGCGCCAGTCCTCCTCATTAACCTCCGACACCGTACACGGGCTTGGAAGCCCATCGACGACGGCAAGGCGATACGACACCTTCCCGATCTGGCCGATGGTTGTCGTGCTGTTCGTGTACCAGTTCACCCACCCCGCCCAGACCGTGCGCCCGAACGGAGTGTTGTTGTAACGGCTGGCGTAGTCCGACCGGACGGCTGTCGCAAGCGTCGCAGGGTCCCATCCAGGTGACGTTGTGAGTGTGGCTCCCGCGTTGTTGTTGACGACAACGCCTGCCTCGCAAAGCGCTGCTCGTCCAATGTTCGCCGGTGCTCGCGTCCAGGTGGGCGTGCCGCTGCTGTTGAACAGGGAGCTCATCGAGAAGTGTTGCTGCGTAATCGGCGTTTCATCGACGGCCGTGGTGTCGTAGACCGTCAGACCTTCAACCGACCTACGCGGCATGATGACCAAGGCTCGGCTCGGTGCTCGAGCACGGAAGCCGTCTTGGTTCCAGTTGTTGACCAGGACGTCGGTGCCACCCGCTGCGCCGTTGACGGGCTGCATCCCGCCGGCGATGGCGCGGGCGGCCGTGTCCATGCGTGCGTCGTATTGCGTCTTGAGCGTGTCGATCTCAATGAACGTCGTCCCGTTGCTCGTCGCCACAATCAGCTGCCGATTCGCCACCGCAATCGCATCGAGCAACAGGGCCAGCGAGACGTTGGAGCTGCCCACGAAATCGGCGATGCGACGCAAGTACTCGGGCGTTCGCGTCGTGAATCCCGTCGGCATCGTCAGGTTGATGCCCGTCGCCACGGTCGTGATGATGTTGAGCAGGTCCGCGTAGCTAGTGATGGGGTTTGGACCGCCCGTGTTGAAGTTCAGCTGCCAGCGCCCGTCGCTCGACCAAAGGGGCGCAAGCGCCTGGAGGGTCACCGCGGCGCTTGAGAACTGCCAGTACCACCGCTGGTCGACGAGCTCAACCATGACGGGCCCGCCGCCCTGCCTCCAGAGGAACGGCTGCGGCGGGCGCACGTACAGGTTCTCGAGGACGAACGCCCCGCTTCCGTCGTTGAGGGTCAGGGTGACGGTGGCGGGGGCGTACAGGTTGGCGAGGTCGCTGTGCTTGACGAGGACGCTTGCGCTTGTGTGCTGCGTCATGCCGCACGGGACGTCGACGCGGAACAGATCCTCCGGCGCAATGCCGATCTGCCGCGCCACCTCGCCCATTTTCTCGTCGGGCAACAGGACGGGAATGACGTTCGCGCCCGCCGTGATGAAGGCCTCGACGCTCATAGGTAGCTCGGAGCCGTTCCGACGTTGTAGGTCTGCGTGTTGCTCGAAACGACGTCGATGACGCTTGAGCCCGACACCTGGACGGTTGCGTCGTAGCCGGGCGTAAGCGGGGCCACCACGGTCTGTTGCGTTGGCCACCATCGACGAACGGAGCCGCTGGTCGCATACCCGTTGCTTGTGGAGCCACCGCCGTCGTAGGCCCGGCTGATGCGGGTGTAGATCCCTGTGAACGTCCGGTTGCCGTCAGGGCCGATCTCGCCGTGGTTCACGCGCCAGGAGTCATGCACGAGCATAAAGCCGGCGGGCATGGGGCGGTAGATCCGTGCCGGGGCCTCGTTGACCGACCGCACGGTCACGGTTTCGATGATGTCCACGGCGGCCTTGCCGAGCTGGAAGACGAAGTCCGCGCCCTGCGTGTACATCGTCTGCAGGCGGTGCATCTTCGTGTCCTGCTCGACGTTGGTGACCGTGCTGACCTTCTCGACGGCCTTGACCACGGCGTCGGACGAGAACTTGGCGATGGCTGGCTGGAACGGTCCAGCCTGAATCGCGGCGGTGGCCACGGCGAACGAGTCGTCGCTACCGACGAAGCTGATCGTGGGAACGGTGGCCGGGCATGATGCCGTAAGCACCGCCACCATTTCCGCCACCGCGACCGTGGCCGCACTTGATTCCGGCTTGGCTTGCTGCAGGTTGCCTAGCCAGTGCGGGCTGCCGTAAACACCGCCGGCGTTGCCGTAAGAATCCGGCCGCCAGTCGCAGGAGCGCGACACCGTGAAGTTTCGACCCACAATCTCGGCGACCGGGACCGATGCCACCGTGGTGACCGGGGCGACCGTGCCGACCGCCGGCGAGTCGGCGTCCACCTCAAAGCGGATCTTCGCCTTGGTGAGCATGGTCTGCTCGGTGATCACCATGCGCTGGATGCGGAAGCGCGAGAAGTTCATGCGGCTCTGGGAGAGCAGCACGGCGGCGTTGATGAGCTCGCGCGTGTCCCCGTCGGCAGGCCCTTCGAGGTCGCAGCTGAAGCGGAAGATGCCCCAGGCGAGGTTGGAGCGGTTGCGCTCGTACGTGAACTCGCAGTTGCCAGCGAAGGCCGCGTCAGGCAGGTTGGTCCGTGCCTGGACGTCAGTAATCTCGTAGATGAGCTGATTCCCGGCCTCGTTGTAGGCGAAGGTCTGGGATTCGCGCCGCCACTTGATCGCCGCCGAAAGGGTGTCTGCAGGCGCAATGGCCTTGCGGAAGAGGTCCGCATACGGCAGGCGTCCGTCCACATCGGCGAAACTGCCGCTTGGTGCAGGGCTTGCAATCGCGCCCTGCGCGGCCAGATTGACCGTCAGGACGCCCGCGACCGTGCGAGTGATCAGGCCGGCGGCGTCAAGCGCGAAGCGCTGCGTCCATCGGTGGCTGATGACCGGGTAGTCGGGCAGGGGCGCGGAGGAGCTCGTCGGGTAGGCGGTCGCGGCCGTCACGGTAAACGTAATCAGACACGCCTGCCGACCGTTTATCTCGGTTGCCTGCAGGTGCAGCAGCGGGCCGTTCATGGTGTCCGGGTAGGACACATCGAGCAGGTCCTCGGTGCCGCCGCTTGCCGTCACCCGGACCCGGACGCGGTCGAGCTGCCCCGTACCCATCTGAAGCTTGGTGGCGAAGTCCACAAAGGTCGCCGTGCCGTCCGACACAATGCACGATCCAGACAGCGTGGTCTCGTATCGGTCGAGGGTGTAGCCGTCTGCAGCGTAGATCGGCCGGCAGTCGTAGCTCGTGATGTTGGCGTACGGGAGCTCGTAGTCGACGCCGCTCCACCGGAAGACGATGTAGGTATTGCCTGGGCTGATGGGCATTAGATCCTCGCTCCCATGAGGCGCAGGTCATTGACGAACGGCTCGTTGGCGGCCGTGAAGTCGTACTGCGGTTGCGTGTTGCGGGCGATCTGCTGAAGGGTCGGCACGACCTGCGTCTTGAGCACGCCCCCGAGCATGATCATGCCCATGCCGATGCCGCCGTATCCGAGACCGCTTGACAGGAGGCCCGCGCCTCCGCGCTGCATGAGGTCCGCCGTCGCCTTCACGGCGTTCGGCAGCGCCTCAAGGATCTTGGGCAGGAAGCCGACGATGGCCTCCAGAATCTTGGCGAGCGCTTCCGTCATGGGCGCGAGGAACGCCGCGCCGACGCCGGCGGCGAAACTCTTGATCGTCAGGAGGCTGCGCTCAATGCGCCCCGCCTGCTGGATCTGCGCCGCGATGGCAGGCCCGGCGATCCCGCCTAGGCGCAGCTTCTCCATCGTCATGGCGATCTCGTTCGTCATGTCGGCGATCTGGATCGCAGGGCTGAACTCCCGCAGATCCGATGCCACCCCCATGATGAACTGGTGCAGGCGCATCACGGCGTCAATGGCCATCTTGAACGCCTTGGTGATCGCTCCCACGACCACGGTCGCCATGGCCAGGCCTGCCGACGCCTTGATCAGCATCGACCCGAAGCGGCTCCCGCTGTCCTCGAGCGCGTCGTCCATCTCCGCGAGGGTCGCGCTAAAGTCGAAGCCATTGCCCTTCATGGACGAGAACATCCCAGGCAGGGCCTTGAGGATCTCGCCGAGGCCGAGCTTGTCAGCAGCCTCCTCCTCGCCCCCGACGCCGCTCCCGCCGCCCCCCATCCCCGTCACGACGTCGACCGTGATCTTGCCTAGGTCCTGCATGGGTCATACGCTCCAGTCGATCTCAAAGGCGCACAGGAAGGTCTCCGTGCCACGCATCCAACCGGGCAGATCGTCCACGGGCTCGACCACGCCGCCCGACCGCCATGTAAGGGCGATGGTGAGGCGGTCGTTGAGCGTGTTCTGGATCAGAAGTTGCCGCAGGCCGTCAATGGCGTTCTCGATGCCCGAGCTGCCAGCGATGCGGAGGGTGGCCTGATTCACGGGGTCCATGAGGTTCCGCCACCAGACGACCACCTGCACGTTCGCCTCAAGGAGGCCCACCCCGCTCCGGGGGTGCATGGCGGTGTCGCCGCCGGGGATGATCTGGAAGGCGTACTGCGCGATGGTCTCGTCCGTGGGGCGCTCGGTCAGATAGACCGCGCCGCCGTAGCCCTCGGCGAGGGCCCACGTGCGGATCTCGTCCCGAAGGGCGATCCAGATGTCCGCATTCGTCTGCACGCTCATGCGCCACCCCGCTGGTGCTGCATGTCCATGCGGATCTTCCAGGCGAGGTCAGCATCGCCCGTGGCGAGCTGCACGGCCTGCTGCGTGACCTCGGGCGACCCGAAGGCGATGGCGATCCCCTGCGCGAGGGCGAGCGCCTGGCGGGCCTCCACGGCGGGGATGTTCAAGGCGAGGCCCATGGCGGTCTCCGGGTCGAAGTCGGAGGGCGGCCGGCCGTAGGTCGCTGTGAAGACGGCCGCCGCCCGTGTCAGTTTCCCGAGCGTTCCGCCGCGTTCTTGATGCGGATGAACAGGCCAAAGAGCTGCTCGTCGCTCGCTGCCGCAGCGGTCTCGGGCGTGCGCGCCACCTTCCGCATCGCAGCCGTGACGTCGGCGATCTGATAGTCGTCCTTGCGCCCGATGGCGGCGATGATCTCGTGGAACTGGACGATGATCACGCCGACGGGGAGCTCGGCGCGGAACAGGAGGGGGTCGTTGTCGGAGTTCAGGTCGATCATGGTCAGGTGGTCGCGGTCGTGTAGAGGACGCCCGAGACGCCGGGGATGGCCTTGAACGTCACGCCGGCGCGCTGCTCGACGTTGCCGAATTGGCTCGTCACGATCCCGTTCGCCGGGACAAAGCAGCGCCCAAAGATGTAAGCCGTCTTGCCCGCCGTCAGGGGCAGGATCTTGACCGCGAAGGTGCCACTGTTGGCCACCAGCAGCCGGCCGATGGTCGCCGTGTTGAACGCCCCGCGCTGGCGGGTCCGCAGCGCCGTGAGCTGCGTGGCGTCCCACTTGACCAGGGTGGCCGTGACGGTGGCGTCGATGCCCTGCACCACGATCTCCTCGGGTGCCTGGCCGCTTGAGACCGTCTTGATCTCGTGCGTATAGTCGTTCTCGCTGATCTGGGGGAGGTTGTCGTTGTCGGTCTGGCCGAGATCCACGTAGCCCGACCCGAGGTCGACTTGGATCATGCATGGACCGCTGACAATGATTGATGCCGGCATGGTTACCTTCCTTTGAGGACCTTCTGGAGCCCTAGTCTAATCGTTCGTCCAATGTCCGACCATTCCGATGTGGTCGGAACGAGGAACGGCCTTGCGGGGACCTTGACGCCGTTCCACGCCATGATGAAGTCCTTCCCCTCAGTCAGGCCCTCGGCGTTGGGGTTCGCGCCCGTGGCGTGCGACCGCACGCCCTTGCGGGTCAGGGGGATGTAGTTCGGACCCTCGGTCTCGAATCCGAGCTCGTGGAAGATCGCGTACAGGGGCCCGGTGAGGACGATCTCGAGCTGCGTTTCGCCGCTGCGCTGGGCGCGCGCCCCGAGGCTGCGGACGAGGTTGCCCGTGTCCCGCAGGGGCTGCCCGCCGGCGCGGTAGCTCTTGCCCTTGACCCGGTATTCGGTGACCTTGACCGTCTTGATCTTGGGCCCGGCCTTGGTTTTGGTGACCTTCTGAACGGTGCGCTCTCGCGTGCCGAGGATGGCCCCGGAGTCCTTGGGCTTCCGCAGGGTCCAGAACTCGGCGTCGATATCCTTGAGGGGCTTGAGCGCCACGGCGGCCCCGGACGGCCCTCGGCCCTGCCCGGAGGCGATGTGGGCCTTGGCGTAGCGCGCCACGGCGGCCGCGATGCCCTTCAGGACCTCGGGGCTCCCGAGCGCCTTGGCGATGGCCCGCCGGCTTGGCTCGTCGTGCGCCCCGTAGGCCACTTCAGCCTCCCGGCATCGTGTTCGGGCGGCGGCTGCGGAAGAAGGCGCTGTTCGACATCTGGTCGTAGTAGGCGAAGGTCTGCAGGGGGGTCGCCCGGACCTCGGGCAGGCCCGCCTCGGCGGCCTTGGCGAGCGCCCCAAAGATCGCCCGGCCGTCCCGCAAGTGCTCGAGCATCTCGTGCGCCCGCTTCATGCGCTCCTCGACCGCCGGCGGGATCTTGGCCGCCCGGCGCTGGAAGAGGATCTCGGTGGCCAGATCGACCGTCAGGGACACGATCAGGTAGTCCGACGCGGTCGCCAGCGCCGTGAGGTCGGTGTCCAGATAGATGTTCCCGACGCGGGCGTAGGCCTTGATCATGGCCGTGGCGCGCTCAAGGGCCATGGTCGTGACCGGGTTCGCCCCTGGGTTCGGGTTGCCTTGGTCGGTGCAGAGCTCGGCAATGATGCGCGAGTCGAGTTCCTTCTCAAGGTCCGCGTAGGTAGCGAATGCCATGCGCTGCTCCTATGGCACGGGGAGGGCGGTCGCCGAAGCGTGCCGCCCTCCCGTGTGCCGTTGGGGGGCTTGTGTCAGGTCGTGACGTCGAGCACGAGGTAGCCGGAGACCGGCGCGACGAGCTCCACGGTGCTGTTGTCGATGACGCGACCCTCGATGCGACGGTCCTTCGGATCGTCCCAGTTCTCGACGGTCATGTCCTCGAAGGCGAAGATCTGGGTGGTCGAGAAGCTCGTCGAGCCCTCGATGCCCACCAGACCGCCCGGACGGCTCACGAACACCGCCGAGTTCCCGAAGACGAAGCTGCGGGTGGTGCTGGCTGCGCCCTTCTTGGTCGTGACCTTGACCGAGTCGTCGACCACGACCTGCACGCCGAACAGGTTCGGCGGGAGGCCGTACTTGGCGAACGTATCCGAGCCCTGCAGGAAGGGCAGAGCGGCGGGGTAGTTCTTGACGTAGTCACGAACTTCCGAGGTCTGTCCGAGCAGGTTGGCGATCACGGGCGAGATGACGAGCATGACGTCGTATTCCGCACGCACCGCGCCGCCGGTGGCGAGCGAGATGGCGCGCAGAGCGCCCTGGATGCCCTTCTGGATGACGTTCGAGGTCGACGTCGTCCACGGAGCGCCACCGGGCGACAGGGTGCCCGTCGCCGCGTAGTTGCCGACAGCGTTGAACGCCGTCTGCGCCGCCGAGCCCGTCAGCGCCGTCGCAGCGCGCATGCAGCGCGCCGTCATGGCGAGCTGCGCCTTGCTGCGAGCGTGCTGGGCAACGACGTCCCACGCCGCCTGCTTCACGGTCTCGTTCGGGATGTAGAACGGGTAGGCGTAGCGCTGGCAAGTGAACGCCACGAAGTCCTGCTCGTTCATCTTGCCGACCGGGCGGTCATTGCCCAGGGGCCAGACGAACTCGTTGATGTCCGTCACGCGGACGTTGTCGTCCGAGTTGAGGCGCAGGTAGTACCCGGTCATCTGGTTGGCCGGGACGATCTGCGCGTACTTGGTGATGGGGAAGGTGTTCACCGCACGGGTGAACTCCACCTGAAGAGCGCCCGTTGCGAGGGCGTTGGTGGACGGCACGTAGGTGTTCAGGCCGCCACCGACAGTCACGTAGCTCATGGTATGACCTCCTTTGGGTCAGTCGTTTTGATCAGCTCACCTTGGTGGCGGGCAGACGGTAGGCCCAGAAGATCTGGTTATCTCCACCAGCACCCTCAAGGGCAACGAAGAGGGCGGTGTTGGTCGAGGTGACCGGGGTCACCTTGCCAGCCGTCGTGGGCATGAGGCCCTGTCCAGCCGTGATCGACGTGCCCGCGGTGAGCTGCACGCAGTTCGAGGGCTGCAGGGAGATGGGGTCGCCCGTTTCGGCATGGTTGGCCGAATCGAAGCGGCGGGTGGAGCCGTCGGCGACGCCCACGACGAAGTCGCCGGCGGCGGTCGACGCCACGCCCTGGAAGGCGGTGGTGTCCATCTTGACGACGCGGTAGGGCAGGATCGTGCCGCCCGCGATGAGATTGGGAGAGAACTGAAGCATGGTGTGTATTCCTTGTGGTTAGCGGCGGGTGCGGGCGTTGATCGCCTTGGCAAACTCTTCGGGCTTGCCGGCGAACTGCTTGACGAGGTCACCGACGTCGGCGATGCCCATTCCCTTGGGCATGGCGGCGCGGCTCATGTCGATCTTCGTTCCGATGGGGTCGCGGGCGAACAGCTCGCGCCACGACTCGAGCAGCGAGACCGGGTCACGGGAGGCCTGCAGCTGGCCGACCAGCGCGTCGCGCTGCGTGTCGGGGATGCGGTAGCCCTCCTGCTCCATGATCTCGATCTCGCGGGCGAACTTCTCGCGGGTGAGCTCGGCCTTGAGGGCCGCGTTCTCGCGCTCGATGCGGGCCATGCGGGCCCGCAGGCCGTAGCTGCTCTTGGACGCGATGACCTCCTCGGCCTCCTCCTCGTCCTCGTGCGTGATGGTCAGCTCGCCCATCTCGTCCTTGTCCTCGGATTCCTCGGCCATGACGACCTCGTCGTCGCCGTCCTCGGCCATCTCTTCCTTGTCGCCCTCGTCGGCGAACTTCTTCTTCATCATCGCGGACAGGTCGGAGATCGCGCACTTCATGGCCTCGAGCTCCTCGCGGATGTCGTTGTCGGATGCCATTGCGGCCTCCTCCTTATTCAGCGCCGGGACGAAGGTGTTGAGGCCACCACCGACCCCGGCGAGGTCGTGGTTGCTCTTTGAGAACGTGATGCGCTCGCCGCGGCGAGCGAAATGCGTGTCGGGAAGCGGCCGGCGCGGGGTCTCACGACCCAGCAGCGCCACCTCGGACAGGTGGTCGCTCTCGGACCAGATCTCCGCCGACCGCCTGGGGAAGGCGTTCGTGGCGATAAGTCTGTCGAAGATGTCCCTGCCGACCTCCATGTCTCCCACAATGTACCCAACGCCATCCCGTTCCTCGTATCGGAGTTGCGGGATTCGACCGACCGCGCTCTTGGGCTCCTTGCCGTCCTTCTCGTGCATGATCACGATGCGGGGGTAGGAGCCTCGGGCCATGTGCTTCCCGGTGGCGGCGACGATCTTCTGCAGGCGCTTGTTGTCGAAGCGCTTGAGCTCGGGGTCGGCCTCGCCATCGTCGATGGCGGGGTCGAACGCCATGAACAGCTCAACGCCACGCAGGACGACCTTGTCATCATCCTCGACGACCTCGTGCGATGCCTTCTGGTTCACGCTCTTGCCCTCCTTGCGGTCCATTTCGGCCACCTTGCGCTCGGCCCACGCCTTGCCGGCGTCGCCGCCCCAGAGCAGCCACGCGATATACCCGGCGTCAGCATCCCCGCCCTTCTGGTTGCCCTCATGGCGGGCGAAGAAGGACGCCATGCGGCGCACGGTGTCAGGGGACAGGGTGGCCCGGTTCTTGAGGTCGCGGGCGCGCGCCACGCCGACCTCGGTCCCGCCACGGCCGTGCTTGGCCCGCAGCTCGAGGCCGCGGGCGGCGTTGGACGCCATCTCCTGGGTGGGCTTGAGGTCGACGTCGGTCATGTGGTGAGGCCCTGCAGGGTGCCGTCAGCAAGCCGGGTCGGCCAATACTTGATCTGCCGAATGGAGTTGTTCAGCACCACGTTGGCGTCGGTCAGGCTTGTTCCGTCGGTGCTGGTTGCGCCAATGACCAACCAAGTCGGGGCCACCGAGAACGCCAGCGACGAGCCCGTGGCAACGGTGCCGCCGTTCAGGCATACGCTTGCGCTGCTGCCGTTGTACCCAAACGCGCCCTTCGTCCTCGCGCCGCTTGTGAGCGTGTTGGCCGTCGTGACGTTGTTCGTGCCGCCGAAGTCAGCCACGCGCAGGTTGCCTGCGGCGGCGGTTTGCAGGAAGTGCAGGTGCTTGGTGGATACGTCATCCGTAGACAGCACGGTGCGGTTGGTGCTTCCGCTCGCTCCAGCGCGCACGCCGCCGAACCAGTCTGCATAGAACGTGCCTTGCGTTCCGCCCTGATACCACGACGAGAAGTTCGTCCCAGTCATCCGACAGAAGTCGGCCGCTCTCGTTTCCGTGGTAGTGCTTGTAAGAATATACGACGAAGCAATGGCTCCCGTTTCAACCTGCACATGGCTGAATCGCACGCTTGCATCGGCAGATACGCCAGTTCCGACAGCCGTGCCAATTCCGATACGCAGAGCTCCGTTTCCTGCGGTAGCCCCAACAGTTACCGTAAAGGAAAGTCGTCCAGCCGACGACGGATTTGCAATAGTGTTGCTCGATGCCCCCGACGGAAGCGATGTCATATAGGCAAACGTCGCAGTCGTTCCGGTTACAGCCTCAAGGTATACAGAAATGATGTATGTCGTGTTCGCAGCTAGCGCGATTGTCTGCTCTAAATAGTCACGCTGGCTGATTGCCGAAGCCGCAATGCTCCATGCCTTTTGTCCTGGAAATGTCGTTGAACTCACCGAAGACACATTGCATTGGCTAAAGCCGCGCGCCCAACTCGTAGGAGATGTGGACGTATAGGCCATGCTGCCGTTTAGGCAAATGTTTGTTGCCGTGCCTTCAACGAGCAGGCCTTTGAGCGCAAGTGAGCTCGGGTCGTGGTCAAAGCGAGCAATGTCGGTTCCTGCCGAAGTCAGGACTCCGCTGACATTGATGAATGTCGCATTAGCGCTTGCACGTGTAAATATCAAGCGCGAATCAAGCGATCCCGTGGTGAAGTCCAGCGTGAGCGTAGAGCCGTCGCCGGCGCGAGACATTAGCTTGCTCGCGTAGCTCGAGCCGCTGATCCGCGATAGCCTGGGACGGTTGGCGCGATTCATCAGAGGGTGGACCAGAACGTGCCCATGGTCGGGGTGCCGCTCGACTTGAACTGCGCCGTGACGTACTGCGCGCCCGCCAGGTCGATCAGGGCCGCCGCAGGCTCCACGTTGCTGCCCGCCGGCAGCGCCGGCGAGTACAGGTTGCCGCTCGGGGTGCCCGCGACCTGCGTGATGCCGCTGAAGGTCCGGTGGTTGGCCGTGCCGTCGATGGTGTAGTTCGGGACGGTGCCGCTCGTGAAGGTCAGGGTGAGATCCGCTAGCACGGTCGGGACGTACCAATACGACGCCACGTTCGACCGGGTATAGGTGACGCCCGTCGGGTTGCCGGCGGTGGTCGTGATGGCCGCGCCGCCCAGCGTCGCCGAGAGCTGGAACGTGGTCGACCCGTTCGTGGCGATGATGTAGTACGTGGTGGGGTTGACGTACGCAGGCACGGTGATCGTGCCCGACCCGCCGAAGGTGCCGGCGATGGTGAGGGCCTGCCCGACCGCGAGGGTGGGGTTGGCGTTGCAGGTGAAGTTGCCGGCCGTGTCGGCAATGGTCACCCCGGTCAGGGTGCCGCTCGCGTCCGCGTACTTGCGCCAGTTGAGGAGCCGCATCCCGATGCTCGTCTGGGCCGTGGTGGCGGAGACCATGAACGGCATGACGTAGAGGAGAGACGGGTTCTGCCCGCTGACGCTCGCGCTCGTGTAGTCGAAGAGCAGGGTGGCCGTCGGCGGGGTCTGGAGGAACACCGCGGCGGAGTTGGCGTAGGTCGCCGGCACGGAGTCGGCCGTGACCTTGCGGAAATTGTTCTGTGCGGTGGTGATGTCCATGTCAGATCTCTCCTCTGCGCTTCATGTCGAGCGCGATTGCGACCGCCTGGTCCTGCGGCTTGCCCTCGGCGATGAGTGTGCGGATCTTGTCGCTGACGGCCTCGTCGGAGGCGGCCATGAGCTTCAGGCCGGCCTTGACGTCCTCGCGCTCGAGGTCGGAGGGCTTGGCGGCCTCCATCACTTCGCCCATCTTGGTCCCAAGTCGGATGACGTCGTCATACGAAGGCTTGGTTCCGCGAGCTTCTGCCTGCTTCTTTGTTCCCTCGATGCTGCGAAGCACACGGTCGGAAACCATGTAGGAGCGTTCCGTTCCGGTCTTGTCGACGATGGTGACCTTGTGCGGAGTTGGCGCTGCCATCGTGGTCTTGGCGGCGGTGGCCTTCGCGCCGGGGCGGGAGGCCATGAGCACCGTGGCCTTCAGCACCTTCTCGGGGCCGCCGCCTTGTCCCTTGAACCAGCCCTTCTTGAGCATGGCGTCGGCCCATTGGCGT